AGACATCTTAATAAGAATTAGCCGCCGACTGTACTTCCAGCTACTAAATATGCAAGACCACCTGGCCTCATAACTGTGAGATAAACAGCGTCCTCTGAAACCAGGTATATTACCCCTCGACAAACTCGCTTGTAATAGCGATGCCGAAATTCTTGAGTGCTTTACCAGCTTCAACATAGAACTCAGACTCAGCGAATGTAGCAACTGAGAATGTATTTGAGCCGCCCTCGATAGCAAGCTTGATTGTCTGCCATGCACGGTATACTGGTACCTGAGGTGTCTTATATGCGTCGAGAATAGCTGTAATAGCGTTTGTAACGCTTGTAGGCCATCTAAGCTGTGCAGATGTAAGGAGTGAAAGTTGAGCGTCTGAAAGATCAGCGTTGTTAACGAGGTTCTCCTTAATATATGCAGGAGCTGTTGCAGAATCCGGAGCGTAGATGTATGCCTTTGAAGGACCGAAGTACTCGCCTGGCATCTCGTTAGCTGTAACGCCTGGAATTGGAGCAGCTGTTACAATGTTAGATGACTGTGCTTTTGCATTGAAAATATCATCAGCTTTTGTATAAGTGATCGTAATATTATAAGCCATGGTATAAAACCTCCTTTACTTATTAAATAGTTATTAGTATGTTAGGTTAGTAACAACACCACGGATGAATGCCTTAGGGTTAACCATCTTCTTAGCGTAAGAAGCAGCAAAGCCCTGCTGGCCTGTGAATGTAGCGTCCATAAGAGCTGGAGTTGCTGTAACGAGCATATATGGAGCGAAGATGTATGATGGTTCTACTTCGTTGCTTGAAACGTGACCCATTACGAACTGATCGTGTGGGAGACCTCTGAAGCAGTAAACCTTGAGATCGCCGAGTGTACCAGCGTAGTAAGAACCTGCAATCTTTGAAGTATTTGATGGCTGGAAGATTGTCATGCCCTGGATAACTGTCATTACAGATGAACCTACGAGTACCATGTTTGGACGGATTCTACCTGTAGCATCCCAAATTCTCTGTGAACCAGCATTGAGTGCTCTAATGAATGAGTTATCGTGAGCAAGATCGCCTGCCTGACCCTGACCGATTGGTGGTTCAGCGCTCCATACGATTGGCTGACCTGCTGCTGCGTTGTTGAACATATCGAGAGCAACTTCTGTATTGAGTTCGTTAACGATTACTGATGTTGCCTGTTCTTCGAGCATCTTAGGACCGTCGAGTCCGTACTGCTTCTGCATATCATATACAGCAGCCATGCTCCATCTTGCAGCAAGTGTTCTATCCTCAGCTACGAGGTCAAGCCACTTAATCTGTCCAAGAATTGGAGGTGTATTAGCTGATGCTGAAATGTTGTCTGTTCTGTAAGTAGCAAGTGTTGTAGCAGCTGCTGTTACACCTGTGAGTCTACCTGTTGCGTAGTCGATTGAACCTACAGTTGTTGGAGCTGTTGAGCCAGCAGCAATTGTCTGGAGGTTACCTTCGCCGTCATCGAAAATAGTTGTACCTGTTGCAGGAACGAGTCTTACAGTTGTTGGAAGAACTGGGCCTCTGAGAATAAGGTCGTTAAGTGGTTCGTTCTGAACAAGGTTGCTTGAGTATCCTTCTGTACCTCTGCTGAGTTCGAAAGGACTAGCGAATGTCTGTCCAGCCTTTACTGTACCCTTGTCTTCGCCGTACTGGAAGTCTGTATATGGTACTGCACCGTGACGTGATTCGAGTGTCTGGAATGTACAAATTTCAGGAATAAGCCAATCTACAAGAGTTGCTTTAAGAACATTCATGTATACTGTCTTCTGAAGTACATCACCCGGCTGTGTAGCTGATGGGATAATAGATGTAGGAAGAAGTGATGAGTTGAGTGCTCTCTTCTGAAGTTCATAAGCATTCTTGATAAGCTTTTCGTTCTTGCTAAGTGAAATTGCATCATAAGCAGAAAGTCCAGCTTTAACACGGCTTGAATTTAATGATGTGCGGAAATCAGACGCGCCACCTTTTGTGTAAGGCTTTAACATGATTATCAATCTCCTTTACTGTTAAAATTATAAATTAATTTTATAGTATCTCTAAATTTACATTTGACAGCATCCACAGAATCTGTGAGAGCAATTACAAGATTCTGTGTTGCTCGTGCTGTCGACTAATGGCCATTAGAGATATTTGTTATACAACAGATCACCAAGAGCTTTCCGGCGTTTCTGAGCTAAATAATCAGCACCATCAGAAAGCCTTAGTTTACTATTAGTGATGAATTGTCTTCTTGATGCGACTAGTCTTTGTGGAACAGCATACTTAAATGCAGGTTCAGCTACAAAGTCAAAGCCGTAGAACTGTATAGCGCCTGTGGTTTTACCTGGAATTGTTCCAGTATCTGTACAACCGTCAGCCCTAATACTTACTCCAATTTGAACTCCATGTTCATATAGGTCTCGGATAAATTTACCTTCGTCTGTATCAAGAAGCTCTATAGCACCGACAAACTCGTTACCTACGATTTCTCCTTTAATAAGAACTCCAGCTTCTGTACCCTTAAATCCTACAATGTTTTCTTGTGGATGTTCAATGTATGCAGGAAATACACGACGAGCTAAACAATCTTGAAAACGTTCATCGTTTACGAGCCATTCCATTGTTGTTCTCGAAAAAGTAAGTCCGTCTTGGTTTGCTTTATCGATATCAAGAAAGTTACCCTGTACAATGAACTTATCTGTTTTAGAATCATGTATTAATTCTGTACCCTTCATGTAATCACCTCTTTTATGCAGAAGCATCAATTTCTGTATATTATATTATATTTACGGGAAATAACTTAAAGTTAACACCTTATTAATATTATATACAGGGTAATTAATGTAAGATTAAAACTCCTCCATATCTTCGGTGTCTTCCGGCTCTTCGTCTGTATAGTTTCCTCGTATTTTATTATAAATACTAGAATCTACTAAATCGAGCTGAGGTTTAATAGTTTCAAGTTTAATACGAGAATCTGTTACTCCAATGCTTTCAAGTAACGCAATTAAGTCATTTGCTCTACTTATAGCATTGTTTGCAAGGTCTGATTTTAACTGGTCTTCTGGTCCGATAGGTGGTTCCATATTGACTTCAAACAGATCACAGTATTGTGACAGATTATTCTTTCTAAAGTATGTATTTAGTGCTTGAGTAATACCTTGAGAGTAAGCATGCTGTAGAGAACGTACTTTACGATAGAGTCTTATGTTGTTCTGTATTAAGATAGTAGCTCCACCTGTTCCACTTTCGTCTGTACTCTGTCCTAAGTTACCAGGTGATACATCAGTGATACCTGTAATCTTATCCTTATAGTAATCGAGATCTACTATATCACGAACATTAACATCTCCACCTAATGTTTGTAAATTAATTACACCTTTACCGTTACGTGTAGCAGTATAAATAATCTTTTCCATAGGACCAGGATCTGCATAAGAGTTAGTTTGTCCTGTATTAGTGTCAGCAGCAAGCTTATGCTCAATACCTCTCTGTAATTTGTCGAGGATTCTGTCTTCTTCCTGTGGAGAACAGTCACCTATTTCTATTTGTAAAATACGGAGAAGTGCAGAACGTGTTACTCTGTTTGCTACAAGTGCGTCTTCAAGCAAGCTAAGTATCTGTGCTGGAGTATAAGCATCAAGGAACGGTGGAGTACCTTCGTAGATATCATATGTAGTAATTCCTGTACTATCGTCGACTTCTATTTGTCTTGAATACAATGACAGGTTATATACAATATGAATACATGCGTCACTAGACTGTACACTCCAATAGTTGCTGTTAATAATACACCACTGATTGTATGAGTTTTCAGCTTGTCCAAAGTCTACAACGAAACCAGCTGGTTCATCATCATGTCTAAGTTCATAGATGATAGATGGGTCTACAGCAGCATTCATTAATACGTCCCAGTGTGCGTTTGGATTTCGCTGATTAAGACTTACTCGTGCTGTATTGTTTGATGCTGTAGTCTTATAAGACGGAGATACGAATTCTGTAGTTTTTAAGAATAAGTTACCATAAGTAACGAGCTCTAACATGTGAGAATAAGCTCTCCAGTTTAATTGCCAACGACGCATAACTTCATTAGCAGCACGGGCTGCTTGTATTGCCATTTCGTTGTCATTTACAGCTGTAGCCCAAATTACATCACCTTGTGCATTAGTACATGTAGCATTCGTAGCATACACTTCTATAGTTGGTCCTATAATAGCATTAGAACGAAGCTGTGTCATTGCATTATATGCTATACGACGTTCGTTTAGCTGTGCTGCTGTTTGTCTTATTTGATCAAGATCTGTTAATACACCAGATAACACACGATAGTCTATATCATAGACGTCGTCTTGTTTCTTTATCTGTTGTGCTTGTATAACTTCATTTTTCTTTTTCTTAGTTTTATCTTTACTCCTGAAAGAGAATAATGCCATATAATCACTTCCTTTATATTGTAATTATATCCTATCAAATTTATATGGGTTGTATTCCTGTAATCCATGGAACAAACCTTGTCGCATAACAGGGAGCATGTCGTCTTCACTGTCACTCATTCTAAAAGTAAAATCACTAAGTCCTGGATCATATGGTAATAAGCTGAGATCCCAAATAGCCCCTGCAAGGGAGTCGGAGATATCTTTACTGTTATGAACAAAGACACCAGCATCTAAAGCGAAATTATGATTGTCTTCAATTTCAAGATCATATACACGACATGGTTGAGTTATAAACTCTATAGATGCAATCTTATGATTCTTTTTAGCTGTAGGTACTATATCAATATTCATACAACGACCTGGATGAAATCCATCAGGTATAGGATCATTTGGCTGTACTTTTATTTCAGTTATTCCATCTGTGTACCATTTAGAGCCGTTAGATGGTTTGTCCTCTGGTAACTTATATCCACGTAACTTAGTAGCTTTGAGTCCTGCTACACTACGTTCAGTAATAGAAGGATCCAGCATTCTAGTATATCTACCACCATACGAGTTTTTTTCACGTAGAGTTAAATTATCCCATATTACTCCGTAATAGTCTTCTATAGCTTTTATACGCTGTGCTCTAAGTACGTCTTTAGGTACATAATTAGGATCACCTTTACCGAACTGTTTATATGCAGCTTGCCTACACTTCTCAGCTCGTTCTTCGTATTCCTTAGTTCCTTTCATACGTGCATGCCAGTTTTTAACACCTTCACTAACTTTATCATAAGGTCTAGTTGTTAGGTTATGTAATCTAATATGCTCAGATTTATCAATTCTACCTAGATTGATTGGGGTATTATCATCTTTATTGAAATTTTTATGATGAATTACACTGTTCTCAAATGGTTCATCTTTACAAAACCATTGATATTCAAATCGCCAACAACTGCGTCTTACATCATATACTTGTCTATAATTTTGATATTGTTTTGTATATAATGGCATTAAAGAAGTTCCTGGCTGTAAATTTTGAATTTCTTCATAAGATCCGTCCCTAAGCATGAATCTATGT